TAGACTTACCTTCTTTAAAGATAGGCATACGAGCATCGCTCTGGCGCATTAAATTGTTATCAACTGCCTCCGCCTGTTGTTGTGTCATTTGAGCATAATATGCAGCTTGCTGTTGACCAAACTCTTCAGGACGTTTGCAGAGTAATAAACCACCAATCTCAATATTGTCTTTAAACTGACCATCTCGACTAGCTAACAACTTGTACTTCGGTTGCTCTTCCGCCATCACTGGTTCCCATCCTTCTCTCATCTTAGATGAAAGATTTCTTGGGTCAGCTTGGTTGAGCATTGATACTCGAATCCATCTGTACTCAAATCCAGCCTGTTTGTCAGGTTCTGGTAGTAACTCCGGTGGTGCCCAAGTTTTTGGACGCTCACTGAATTCACGGTTTTCTACTTCTCTAGGCGCTTTTGTTGCCATTTTAGTTCTCCAATTTTAAAAGTTCACGGACATATTGCTCTGGGGTTAATCCCAATTTTTTCGCTAAAGCTACTTGCGTGGTAGTTAGCTTTACCTTTTTAGGGGCAGTCGACCTTGTAGCCGGAGCAACAATAGATTTTGGCTTCGCCTTAGGCTCGTCCTTTGGCTCTGCTTCAACTTCCGTTTCCTCAAAATTCTCTGGAAAACGTTTCCGCATTGTTTTGTCCAATGCAGAGTAATACTCTTCAGACCCAATCTTTACTCCTTGGCGCTTGAGCTTTTCGTGTAGCCCTAACGCTGCTGCGGTCATTTCTTCGTCTTGACCAAACCAAGGATTGTCAGCTTGCCACTCCATTACCCTATCATCAGGTGGTGGAGTTACTGGGTTATGTTGTATTTTTACATCATAATTTTCTTCTTGTAAAGTAGGTAATTTAAAATTATTTGCTTTATCAAGATTTAGGCTTGCTTTTACCATGGCTTGTTGAGCTTCTGCTAACTTTTCAGAGTCTCCCATGTCGTATGCTTCTTTGTAGGCTTTTTTCGCCATCTCCAATTGCATTTCAGAAGAGTTCTTTACTGCGCTAACATACTCTTGTTCACCTGTTGTGAGCATTTGTTTGATACGCTTATTCTCTTCCAATAGCTTTTTGGTAGCGGAAATTGCTGCCTCACGCTCCCGTTCAGCGGCTTCAGCACGACGGCGCTCGTCGTTCCAAATGCGCTTCATGGTAATGATTTTTTTCTTAGCATCCTCGCTGTATTGGTCTAATTCATTAACTTCAACTTCAAGTTTTTTGACCGTTTCTGGATTTGCTGGAATTCGATTACGGTCCTCTTCGGGTGTATCGTCTTCAATTTCTACTTCAAAATCAGTAGCTTCTGTTTCAATGTTGACTTTTGTAGCCTCCATTTCATCAGGGAACTGATATTTTTCTTGCTGTAATTCAGCCATTGTCGGCTCCTTATATAAATTTGCGGGAAATTCCGCGTGGGTCGTCCACAATTGCTTCTACGGAATCATCATTAACGAGCCTGAATTCTCTGCCATGGATTACTAGGCGTGTTCCAGCATTGGGGCGTACAAGGATAAAATCCCCTTGTTTGCACCAAGGTCCGGTGGGAAAACGCTCTTTATCTGCGTAACAATCAGGTCCTAGGGATACTACAAATAGGACTGTTGTGAGAACTTCGTCATTTTTAAGGGTGACGTCTGCTTTGGCTATGCCGCTGTCAAATTCTTTTTCCGCCTCTGGAATGGCGCATAGTATGCGATATCCTTGGGGTTTTGGTAATTGACTGGCTTTTTCTTGCTGGCTCTTGTCGAGTACTGCTGATAAATCTACTGCTTTATTTAAATCTAAGTCATTCATCGTCGGAATGCTCCATTCTTAATTTGAGGTCTAATGCGTACTGCCTTGCTGTGAGAAGACCTCTTATCTCACCACAAACTTTTTGATAACTGGCAAAATCCTGTGAATTACCGCCTGATATCCATTCTTTTAACTGCGCTACTTTGCTATCTAGTTCGTCTATTAGCACTTCAAACGCGTCCATTACTCACCTTTCTGTGTTGGTTCCTTCATTGCTTCGTTCATTTGTTTATCTTTGTGCAGCGCAACATTAGTCAACAGTTGTTTGTTCTGTAACTCATGTGCTTTGCCTTTTTCAGAGATATGTTTCACCATATCAATTCCCATCTTCATCTTTTCTACTGTTTCAGCAGATTCTCTTTGGGACTGTGATTTAGCTGCTTCCATGGCTGTTTGTGCAGCAATGCGGGCACGCTCGACCTTAATCTGCTCCATCTTAAGATTGGCATCTGTCTGGTCTTTTTGGGCTTTGCGTTGTTGCTCTGCCTGTTTAATCTGCAACTCTTGTTGTTGCATTTGAACCAACGGGTCTTGGGCTTGCTGCTGGGCTTGTTGCTGTGCAGCTTGCGCCATATTCTGTTGGAGCAATCGTTGGGAAGCCTGTGCCAATAATGGTGCTAGGCGGGCTTCGACTTCTGGGTCCATATGGACATCATCACCAGACTCATCTTGTTGGGCTGGCAAGGACATACCGAGTTGTTTTTCAATCTCAACACGATATTGGAATCCAAGGTGTTCGTTAATATGCGCCATCATTGCTGACTGCAAAGCCTGCGCCATAGGGTTACCTTGTAACAACTGAATAATTTTCGGGTCTTTCATAGCCGCCATATGGACTGTGATATGGGCGGTGTGGTCTTGATACTGGAAAGCCTTGGCGGGCTTCATCATCAAGATATCCTGATTTTCTGTTACAGGGTCTTTTGGTCTCATATCCTCAGGTAGTGGAATGAGCTTATGGGCATTCTTAATACTCAATACATCGAGCATCTGACGATATAGTAAAGGCATATTAAACAGGTTTGGCGACTGGGCAGCCAACTGCATTACCGCCTGATACTGGACAATCTTTTGCGCCATGGTAGAGGCGTTAGGGTCAGATACCGGAATGACATCTACGTTGTGATAATCAGATTTGCGGGCTTTACGACTGCCTTCTTCTGGCTCATAGTCGTATTCTGCAGGAGCATTGTCCGCAATAATCTTTTTGAGTAACTTCAGTTCTTGTTTTAAGCTGTAGTGGATACGAGCTTGTACTGCGGACATAACCTTAAGTGTACGTTCCAAGATAGCCAGAGTAGTTCCGACAGGTGCGGCTGCCGACATATCTGAGATTTGTAAGTCTGCTGTGTTTGCAAAGCGACGTCCTTCCTCAACGATTTGATTTAACAAAGCCATTAATACTTGGCTTGGCTCTTTGTATGGGAGAGGCATGATGTTGTCACGCATCACTCCAGACGGCACATCCACATCGCGGAATTCGCCCGGTGCTATCGGTGTGTCGTCTCCTTTAACACGCAAGCCACGGGTCTTAAAGCCACCCGGCAAGTTTGCGAGGGAGCCTGCGTCAACAAGTTGGCGGATAAGGGAAGTACCAGATTTAGCATAAGCACCGATAAGATGGATAAGACCAAAACAGTAAAAGCCAAAACCGGGAATATACCCATAGTGTACGAAGTGTTGCTGTTTTTGATGTTTTTTGTCATTTTGTTCCCAATTTCTGCGAATTGATAAGACGGTGTTGCTGCCTTTTTCAATGGTGACAATGTAAGGTAGGGCAATTCCTGTTGGCTCTCCGTTTTCGTCTGTATGCTCGTAACCTTCTAGGTCTAGGTTGACGTGCATCTCTAAAACTTTGAAACGGTCATCAGAAGTAGCTCTAAATCCTAGCTTTTCTGCAATCTTTTTCTCTACTTCATCCAGTACATTGACTGGTTCGCCCAAATCTATGTCACGATAGAACCCTGAAACCTGTAATGCCCGCATTTCATTCTCAGTTTTGCGCATGACGTGGGTTACACGGTCAGCAGACTCTAGGCTAGAGGCACCATAAGGCACAACCATGTCTTCTGCTGGGACGTACATAGAGACTTGGCGTCCTAATTGTGCATCTTCATAGACTTTTTTGAACGCATTACCTGCTAAACCCAAGCCCCACAGCATTCTTTCTGTTTCTGGGCGGTATTCTTGCATGACTTCGGTCAGTTCGTAGTTCATATCTTCTTGAACACGCTCTGCCGCAGCTTTTTTCTCTGGAGTTTCCTTGCCAATAACTAGGGTTTTGACTGGACCAGACGCTGGGAAAATAGACATCATGGTTTCTGCTTGGAATTTCACCAAAGCTTCGGATAGTAATGGGTGGTAAACACCGCAAGCACCTTCCCATGGCTCACTTCTTTCCTCAATCTTTAAGCCTAATAGCTCTAAACCGTCCACATAAGTTTGAATCCAGTCTTTTCTGGAGGCAATATCGCCCTCAAAACCTTCTAATAGCTCACTGGCTATGCTTGCAAGGGCGCGGTCATCAATTTCTTCTGCCAAGTTAGCATAGAAATCATCTGTTTTTTCAGTGTCTGGCGTTAAAGTAATCTCTAATCCATCCATTCCAATGGTGACTTCCTCTGGATTTACCACCTCAATCTCGAGTGGTACTTCTTTGGCTGCCAAAGCATCAATGCCTTCGGGTGCTTGGTAGAGAGCTTTATCAATTGCCATACTAAATCCTTATCTAAATGTGGGTCCATACGCCCAAATAACTGCTGAATATCGAGTACCGCTTGTAACTGGAGTAACCCGATGTTTTAAAAATGATGGAAACACCAAAATACTGCCTTGTTTTAAATCTATTTCTTTTGAATTATCAATATTAAATTCAAACTTTCCGCCTTCAAATTCTGCTGGGTCGTTTAATAAAATGCTGCAAGACAACTTTCTTTGTGTTCCATTTTGTGGCTCAAACGTATCCATATGCCAGTCGTAGTGTCCTTGGTCCATATATTTACTCATTTGAACATCTTCAAAATTTGTCAAACCATAATTCCATTTTGCTAACATATTTGCTGTGCAAACATAATGCTGTGCTACACATCCAATTGGTTTACCGATTTCTTGCCATACAATTTTGGTAATCCTTTTTGCTTCATTTACGCCTTCTTGCCCAACCTTTGCCAATTCTGTACTATTCCAATCTGTAGACTTAACTACATAATTGCAAAAATCTTTATCCAACACACTGTCAAACAACCAATAATAATTGTTTAACATTAGTAATACCCCGCATTACGCTTGGATTTAAAATACTGCGGTTCATCTGGTTCGTCGCTAGGCAATCGAATGAAACCACCTTGCCTAAATCGGATTAAAGCTTGAGTAGAGGAGTCTACTAAGTCATCGTGGTCCGAATTAGGGAAGGAAGCCATCTCTTCAATTACTTCTTCCGCCCATCTTTTTTCCGGCGCCCATACCTTGCCAGAAGCAAATAAATCTGTTACAGAGTTTAATCTGGCGATTTTATCATTTCCACGTGTTGGGGTAAACTCGGATACAGGAATACCCATGCGGCGTAATTCGCCGATTAACGGCAGTCCTGACGCCTTACCTTCCACGATAAACGCATCGGGCGCGAATTCCTTGTACATATCAAAGGCTTTTTCTTTAAGTTCTGGAAACTCTAGTCGTGCCTTATAAGCGTCCAAGAGGATAATATGGGGGTCATTCTCATTCTCGTCTTTATAAAAAACACCCCAAGTTGTGCAAGCTGAATAGTCTGAACGCTCATTCTTAGTAAATGCCGTATCCCAAGACTGGATAACAAACTGACACATTGGTGGATAATCTTGTTCCCAGATGCGCCACCACTCTCTTTTGACTAATGCGCCCTCTTCTGAGGTCGGCTGTTGTTGATACTGCGCCTGCCACTTGGAGATTGGGAGTTCTTCCTTGAGAACCTCTAATTCCTTGATATCCCAAAACTCGGGCCAAAGGGCGCGACCAGATGGCAGGATAGCTGGGAAGTCTATGGTTTCCCATACATCCCCGTCCTTTTCAATTGAAGACTTAATAATCCTGCCCGTCAAGTCTTTCTTAGCCCAACGGGTCATCACGACGATAATCGAGCCTCCCGGCTGGAGTCGCTGACGTGGACCTGATGAGTACCATTCGTATACTTTATCGTAAACTTCGGGATTCGTGGACGCAATCGCAGCTTCCTGTTCAGAGTGCGGGTCGTCAATAATGAGCAAATCTGCGCCCTTACCTGTAACGGTACCGCCAACACCAATAGCAAAATACTCGCCATTAGCATTAGTGGACCAACGACCAGCAGCTTTACTATCTGACCGAAGAGTGACATCTGGGAATATCTTGGCATATTGCTCACTTCCTACTAGGTTACGTACCTTTCGTCCAAAGCCTACGGCTAGTTCGGCAGTGTTAGAACACTGAATAATTTTCTTATTTGGGAATCGTCCGAGAAACCAAGCAGGAAGCATATAACTAGCAAACTCAGACTTCGTATGACGAGGTGGCATATTAATAATAAGTCGCTTAATTTTTCCACTTGCTATCTCCTCAAATTTCTTTGCCATCACCTTATGGTGGGCGCCATTAATGAATCCGGGCCACATTTCTCTTACAAACGCCATAAAGTCAGTTTGGGCTTTTTCCCGCTTTTTGGAGTTTAGGTACACTTCCGCCGCCTCCATAAAGGCAGCTTGCTGCGCTGGGTCTAGCTTTTTAACTAACTCCGTCAGATTCATTTAGGGCGCTTCATCTTAATATAGGATG